TACAAATGCAGACTACAGACTACTGCAAGATGGAACACAGGCATACACGGATGCTAGAGCCAAACTTTTGAAAGACTATCTGTCTCAAACTGCTGGAGACAGAGCACAAACAAACTTAGATATTGGAGTAGTTAAGGGCATTGATGTTAAGAGCGGTGTCGACGATGGAACTGGCGACAAAAAAGAAAGAGACACCACTTATGACGAACTAATGAAGCGACTTCGCAATGTTCGCAACGCTGCAATTGATGCAGCAGGAGGATTTAAAGAACTTCAAAGAGCGATTGCAGCAACTGGAAGTAAGGCTATTGGAAACAAGTTTAAGGGTCTTGAGCAGCAGTTAATTAAGATGGGACAGACTAGCCAATTCACAGATTACCTTGCTGGCCTTGATACAAAAGACTTAAAGAAGTTTGCTTATACAGCAACAGCAGCAGATGTAAAAAAGAAAAAGGGTAAGCAAAAGTATACTCAGGTAGATCCTGAAACTGGAAAGATGGTTACTAAGTACCAGAAGTTTAAGGCAGGAGACACTGTTCTTACCCAAAAGGGTAGAGACATGGAGGAGGGATATAAGAAGGCTATTATTGGAGACTACAATAAGGCACAACTCCAGTCTGTAACATTAGCAAAGCAGGAAATTGCAGCAAGAGGAAAACTTCTTGCACTAGGATTTGATGAACTAGACATTCAGGCAATGCTTGCAGATGAAAACTATAAGACTCTTATTGCTACAGGCAAGGTAACAAAGGCAGAATTAGAAACAAATGCTGCCCTTACAAAGCAAGCAAGAATTAGAAATCAAATCAATGGAGCCGTTGCTGGTCAAAAGGATTTACAAAAAACTACAGATAACCAAAAGAGGATTCCAGAAGTTGTAGCAATGATGCAACAAGGAGGAATGAGCGCAGAAGCAATACGTGCAGCAATCTCTGACCCAGCAATGCTAGACACACTAATTAACGGTATGGACAACTTTGGTACTCTTGCAAAAGATGCCCAAGCCGAATTTAACCATTTGCTTTCACAGATACAAGATATACCAGAAAGAAAAATTATTGAAATTGTGTTTACTCAAACAAGAGAAGAAAAGATAATTAATGCTGCAACCGCAGCAGCAGAAATGTTTGATGCTTACAAGATGATTGATGAAAACACAGTAACAAACAAAGAAGGAAACACTTTTGCTGGTCTTCAAGTTATGATGGAAGACCTAAGCAATCAATCGAAGATTGCACAAAATGCTATCAACCTAACTCAATCTAAGATTGATGATATGCAAAAAGATGTTGATGCAGATCAAAGAAAAATTGAAACAGACTTTACTAGACCAATTGAAAAAAAGCAAAGAGAGATAGAGAAGTTAACAAGAAGTGCTGAAATTAACTTTACTAGACCGATCCAGGCGCTACAAGAAAGGTCTGCAGTCCTATCACATGACTTAGATGTTATGAACAAGGCTGCCGAAGCAATCAATGAAAAATATGATAAGCAGCAAGAGGCACTTACAAAGGTTGCTGAAATTAATCAGCAAATCATTAGTCAACAGCAACAGCAACTTGGTTTGGCAGATGCTCTTTCACAAGGAGATATTTCAGCAGCAGCCAAGGCAGTTCAAGATATGCGAGCATCTAATGCAGCAAACTATGCAACTAGTGCACAAGATGCTTTGCAAAAATCAAGAGAAAATGAAGTTGGAAATCTTCGTGGTGGAGTAAGCGGTAAGTCTCAAAAAGCAATTGAAGCAGAACAATGGGATATAAGCCAGAAGACCTATGCCCTAGAACTTGAAAAGGCTAAGGTAGACAATCAAATTCTTGGAATACAAGATCAAATATATCAATTAGAACAAGATAAAATAATAGCAACTGATGCGATTCAGGTTAAGACAGATGCAATCGCAAAACTTACCTATGGAATATTGTTAGACCAACAAAACGATCTTAAAGCAATTCAGGATAAGATTCTTCCACTACAATCACAAAGCGATTTGTTGGCAGCACAAATTACTGCAAATGATAGAAATAGAATTATTCAAGGACAGACTAGAGCAGAGTGGGATTTAACATTAAAGGCTGCACAGGCTGCTGAGAAACTTGCAAAGGGAGATCTTGCTTTGGCACTTGCTGGTATTAACTCAGTTTCTGGAACAGTAAAGGGAGCATGGGATTCTATTAAATCATCCTACGATGCAATTAAAGATAAGTCTATAACCATTACGCAACACATTGTTACAACATATGGTGCAGCACTTGGTTTGCCAGATCCAGATCCAAAGCCAGACCCAAAGGTAGACCCAAAGGTAGAGCCTACAAAGTCTCCAGGAAAAGCATGGATTTCTGACGGTCAAGGTGGATGGAAGAAGCCAACTAAGCCAGTGGGAGATTATGGCTGGAGTGATACTAATGGCTGGGTCAAGGGATATGCTGGAGCAGATACAAACGGTAGCACAGATTCTGCTTCAGAAGTAAACCTTAGAGCAGCAGCGGTTCTAGCAACTACAAAGGCAGCAGCAGAAAAAGCAGAAAGAGATCTTGCAGCAAGACAGGCGGATTACGATTCCCTTATGGCAGGAGTAGCAAGACTCCGTGCTGATGGAGATAATGGACTAGCAAATGCAGCAATGAATAGAATTACTGCAAAATATCCAGGTGGACGTCCTTCAAAATTTGCAAAGGGTGGTCTAGTTGACCCAATGAAATTCTTGGCAGGAGGATTCTCTGTAGGACGGGACACCGTTCCAGCAATGCTAAGTCCAGGAGAATTTGTAATGAGCAAGTATGCTGTTGATAGTTACGGTACTGAAACAATGAAGGGCATAAACAATGGATCGCAGAAACTTGGATCAGTGTATAATTATGACTTGACAGTAAATGTTAGATCTGATGCCAATGCAAACGAAATAGCAAATACAGTAATATCTAAGATTAAACAAATTGATTCTATGAAATTAAGAGGTAATAATTTATAATGGCTACAAACCCAACGGCTGCTCAGTACATGGCAGGAAGAAAAAAGTATGGAAGACCACAAGCAATGCTTTGGTCAGAAAATTCTGGCACTCTGTCAAACAGCCTTTATTTGCCTAACGGATATGAAGTAGGAGCCCAACCTGCAACGGCAGTTGATCAGTCACTATTAGATCAATTCTTAATCTTGTCAGATGATAATAGAGGCGAAATATCTATTGATACAAACAGAATCGAAAAGCGTGAAAGAATGATTAATGGAAGAATGAGATCTTACCACGTAGCAGATAAATTAAAAATTTCAACAAACTGGAACATGCTTCCATCTAGAGCATTTGCACTGTCACCAGAGTTTAATTCTGCAACTGGAAAATCAGATTACACTGGTATGTCTGGTAAAGTCTCATCCGTAGATATGCAATATACAACAGATGGAGGAGCAGGCGGAGTTGATATGCTTGACTGGTATGAGAATCACCAGGGATCTTTCTGGGTATATCTTTCATATGACAAGCATTCTAATTTTGGTAAAGATGATGCAGCCTACGGGCACCTAGGGCAGTACAATCAAGTTATTGAAATGTTCTTGTCTTCATTTCAATACACAGTTGTAAAACGTGGAAACTCTAATTATGATTTTTGGAATATATCAGTAACACTGGAAGAGGCATAGAATGTTCCAGAATGATGAATTAAAAAATCATCTAGAAACCTCATCTGTAATTAGAACACAGTCTGCGGTTATTGCTGAATGGAATATGAACATTCCAAACAACATAAAGAAAATTGGCAACTATAGATATAGACCAGCAGAACCAGAATCAGTTTATTACAGTTTAATTAATAGTTTTGACAATAATGAAACAGAAGATACTGCTGTAAAGTTTTACTATGGCGCTACAGATGCTGATATTAAGATTGATGGTGGAGTAGACGATTTAAATCAGCCAATGTTTTTAACTCCTAAAAAAGAAAAAGTAAAACTTTTTTATTCTTTAGAGGAATGCTTTGGTAAATTTAGACCAAGATCTGGAATTAACAAGGCCCAATACTTTTCTAAGTCATATCTACATCACGCAAACTCAAGTATGTGTGATAGACCAAGATACTATATGCCAGATAAGGGAGACACTTTTAAATATTGGTCATCCTACAGAACTGAAGGTGGATCTGAATATGGTATATCAAACAAAGTTATAAATGGTCAAAACTATATACAAGATACAGCCCCATTTATTGTTTATGAAAATTCAATTCCATCAAACAGAATTGTTGTAAAAATGCAAACTCATATCGGCTCAGTAGACCTTGGTCCATTTTCTAATTCTGCTGGATCTTTTAGTGATCCACTATACGGCAACTCTAACAAAAAAACTCCATTAAAATGGAAAATTCAGGTATTAAAAAATAACAATTGGATAGATGCAAAATCATTTACCGCAGCATCTACAAAAAAAGACGGGACCCCATTAATTTCTAGTGATGGCTATGTTGAACTATCATATGGACTAATAGTGCCAGATAGATATAGAAGTTCATTTATTAAAGCAGAAGAATACTCGTCTGTTGATTTCCTACCAGCAAAAAATATAAAAGGATATTCTTATCTAATTAAAGCAAATGAGTCAGACCTTGGTGTTTACCATATATGGTTTGAGAATAAGTATGAGACCTTTGTTCCAAAATATGGATGGGATCTTTCAGAAGAAGAAACAAATAGGCTGTCTAACTTTGTTACAGATCTAACATCACCAGTAAAGTTTACCAACTCTTCAGATGGATTAAGCACATACAGAGAGTTTGATTATATTGATGGACTTAGAATTGTCGTAGATACAATGACAAGATCAGATTCAGTATTTGATCTCATTGAACTTTCTCCAAGATTAGCAGTAGACCTGTCTACAAAAACAACTGATTTTTCAATAACAAAAACAGCATCAGATCTTGGAATTTCTGGTTTGCCTGTTGGCCAATTATTGGCTTCTAATGGAAGCCTTAGACTTTTTGACTATGACCAAGCATTTAACTTAAACAATGAAAATAGTATAATTAAAAATTATATAACAAAAAACATACAAATAAAAATGTATGAGGTTATTATTAATGTTGATGGTTATGACTATTTTGTTCCAATGAAAACAATGTACACAGAAGGATTTCCAGAGTCAAACACAGACAACAGGCAAGTATCTTTAAAACTAAGAGACATGTTCTCTTATTTTGAATCACTAACTGCACCACAAACTTTGGCAACTAATGCATCTTTAACATCTGCTGTGTCAATGCTATTAGACTCTATTGGTTTTTCTAATTATGTATTTAAAAGAACGGTTGGAGAAAAAGATCCAATCATTCCTTACTTCTTTATACCACCAGACAAAACAGTAGCACAGATACTAAATGAGTTGGCAGTATCAACACAGACCGCTATGTTTTTTGATGAGTATAACAACTTTGTAATGATGAGCAAAAACTACATATTACCTGAAGAAAGCCAAAGACCAACAGACTTTATTTTGTCTGGATCAAAAGACTCAGTTGACGATGGGGTAGTAGAAAACAAAAAAACCAAAACTAAACTTGCAAACATTATATCTATATCTTCTCAAAACAGTGACATTTTTAATGATGGAAGCATTAACTATAAAACAAGATATATACAGAAAACTTATGGCTCTATTAAGCAAGCAAGCCTAATTGATAAAGAAAAAACCTGGATATACAAACCAGCACTTCTTTGGGAAGTTGCGGGAGATCAAAATACAAAATCAATTAATGATCAGGCAAAAAGTCAGTCAAGTTACGTTCTTGGTGCAATACCCCTAACATCTAACCTTTCATCTTCTGTACCTTCAGTTATAAATAACACAGTAGTTAACAATACAATGGATCTTGGAGAAGGAGTTTACTGGCTTTCAAGATACAATGGATATTTTTATTCTAATTCAGAGATTATAAAATACGATGCAGTCGAATACAGTATAACTGGATACGGCAATGCTTGGATAAGCGATGTTCTTGAGTACCAGAACTATTTTTCAAAACTAGGACACAATGGAAAAATATATCCAACAGGGCTTGTTAGAATTTATTCTGTTCCTAACTATCAAACAGTTAGCGGTGTTGTTAAGTTAAAAAATGGAGAAGTTTCAAAACACGGAAGAGGGCAGTTTGGGACTCCAGTAGTGGAGCATGTTGCTGGACTAAACCCGTACTGGACATCAAACGACTCTGTTCGTGGCTGTACCATGAGATCAGAACTACTGTTTAGTCTTGCAGATCCAACATCTGTTGATGCCCAAACAGAGGCATTGACCTTAGACACATTGGCAGCGGGAGTGAACAATACATTAGCACAAAAGACAGTTAGAACTGGCATAATAAAAAACTTTCTTTCACAGTACTATGGAACAGAAACAGATATAAATAGACTGCTAACAACACAAAGCGGAACAATACAATCATCTGCACTTATTCTTAATGGCCCATCTTTTACTACTACTGACAAAGGTATTGATTTTGTCTCTTACGTACATAAAAAATTAAATAATAAATATAAGCATTTTGGAACAAGAATGAGAATTGTTGGAAAAATTGAAAACAATACAAGCCGTGGGCAAACTCCTATTGGAAGCGACACCTACTTTGTTGTAACTGGAAACTCTCCAGATCAAAACATCAATATTAGTGCAGGATCTGGTGGTCTTGCAGTGATGCTTAATCCAGAAACAAACGTAGGATACTACTTTGAAATTTTGGCTTTAACAGAAAACAATATTAGTAGTTATAGCGACTCAGCACAAAACCTAGACAATGTTCTTTTTTATAAGGTAATGAGAGACTCAGCAACATCTAAGGCTATACCAGTAAAACTCTGGGGAGGATTAACAAATATTATTGTTGATGACGGTAAGTTTACTGGACAATCCAGGATGGTTGGCGAAGAAAATCCAACGGTATATGATTTGGCTGTAGAGTATCAAAATGTTGGAAACATAAGAAGATTTTTTCTTTACATAAACAATAGGTTAGTTGCAACAGTTGATGACAAAGAGCCACTTCCAGTTTATAACAATATGGCAATGTTTGTTAGAGGTTCTGCAAGGTGTATGTTTGAAAATTTATATGCACTTACAAATAACTATACTCAAAACACTACCTTTGCATTAGACACACCAGTAATGTCTTCTGTAGATGATCAAGAGATTGATGCTAATGAGTCGTTTAGAAAGTATGCAATGAGTGGAATAGTTCAATCAACATATCTTTCAGGAATAAGTCCATCTGAGCCACCAGCATACAATATGTACTTTGAAGAATTTGGATCAATTATGAGAGAGGCAGCATACTTTAATGTAAGATATGACAAGGCTTATCCTGCACTCTATGCAAAATTATCACCAACTTTTAATAGAATTAAGGGGTACACAGTATCTGGATTTAGAGCAGGTTCCTATGGTGCAGAATTTTTAATATTTAATGCTACAGACACAGCCCTCAGTCTAGATGAAACAACTGGAAACTACTTAAGAATTCAGGGAGTAACTTTTACTCAAGAATCTCAGCATCAGTTAACTATGGATGAGTTCTTTAATAAAAACAGTGACTTTTCTAATCCACAGATATCAGGATCGAGTCTAATAAAATCACCAATAAAATACGATAATGACTTTAAAGACATTAAGGTTAGCAGAATGACATATGGCAAAAAAGATTTTTCTTTAGAAACACCATACATACAAACTCAAGACGATGCAAACAGTTTAATGGAGTGGATTGTAAATAAGGTGGTTAAGCCTAGAAGATCTATTGGTTTAAAAATATTTGCCATCCCAACGCTTCAACTTGGTGATATTGTTACTGTTGACTATACAGACAATCTGGGAGTAAACCAAATATCAGATTCTAAAGATCGATTTGTAGTATATAATATAGGTTATGCTAAAAGTTCAGAAGGGCCAGATATGACTGTTTATTTGAGTGAGGTTTAAGATGGTTGATGCATTACCAAACCTACCAGCCTCAACCCCTTCATCGGCTTCCACTGGCGTTCTTGCAGCATCAAAAGACATCATCCTAATAACTGATGAGTCTATGCCAGTTGAGGTAATGACAGATCTAATTTTTGAGGATATCGGGGGTCAGGAAATAATCAATATATCAAGGTCAGATATTATTAATGGTCAGAGCGTTATATACCAGCCAATAAAAAACCTAACAAGTTTAAATTATCAATATAATCCACAAAATATAATGTCATTGCAAGACACCTCAGAAAGTTATTTTAAGAAGTTTCCAATAATCTTTGATAAAAAAATACCATCTGTTGGAACAGGTCCTAACGGTGAGACAGTATATATAGAAGAAGAAACTGGAAATCTAATAATAAATGTTATTAATCTAGACGAAGATGAACAAGTAGAGGTTCAGATACTTAATTCTGGATCATTTTATAATGATACAATATATGGGGTGGAACAATGATTACTGATACTGGAAAAAATATTTTAGCAAAATACCTATTGGGACAGGCACCAGCCTACGCCTCATACATTGCTCTTGGCTGTGGAGCCAAGCCATTAAATGCCGATGGAACTCTTGGAGACTACTCTAAGAAAGAAAGACTCAATTTTGAAATGTTTCGTGCACCAATCATATCTCGTGGATATGTTTCAGAAAACAACATAACAAAACTAGTATTAACAGCAGAACTTCCCAGCGAAGAAAGATATGAGATAACCGAGGTTGCTGTATTCTCAGCGGGATCAAACACTTCCGCAGGAGCATATGATAGTAAATCAATCTATGCATTTACACAAGACGAAAACTGGGAATATCACAAATCAAATGCAGCAACATCTATACCAGTTATATATGAACCTTTGGATGGAGATTTGAAAAACAATATAATAAATAGAACAGAAAAAGTTTTTCAGACAAACGCAGATAATAGAATTTTTACCAATGAGGAGCGAAGATTAAGATATGAAAGATGTAGGTTTTTTAATAACATCATTGTATCAAGAGGAGATGTTTCAACTTTAACCGTAGATAACAATAATAACCTAGTTGTAAATCCCGTATCAGAACACCTTCACCTAACTGGAGCAAACCTAGATTTTAACAGAAATGCTCCAACAGACGAGATTAAGTTAGCCTTTACTGTTATTAATAAAAATGGAGAATCTGATGCTGTGCCAGACAACGTTAAAGTTTTAGTTGAATTTGCATCAACAGATATTCACGGTACTGGAGAATGGGCAAGGTTTCAAGTTAATCTTAATAACGGAACTGGAGCGGGACAACATGATTTTACTAATAACAGATATGTTGTTGCAACTAAACAACTTCAAGAACTCTATAAGAGCACTGGGTTTACTTGGAGCCAAGTAGATGTTGTTAAAATATTTACATGTGTTACCGATAACTCTGCAGTATCTGAAAACTTTTACGTATGTTTAGATGGCATTAGATTAGAAAATAATAGTTCTGCAAATCCACTATATGGAATGACTGGTTATTCAGTTATTAAAAATACTAACGCTGAGCCCATTATAAAGTTAGCAAACACTACAAACTATATCGAGTTTAGATTTGCAATGGATGTCCAATAATGGCAACACCAGATTCTGGAATTAAAAAAGTAATTGTTTTAAAGTCATCTTTACCACAAAGATCTGGAATGAATGAAAACTATGTTGTAAGATTTAGGATTGTTTCTGAAGATAAAAATAGATCTTCTCATTGGTCAACAAAATACAGGTTACCACTACAAAGTGTTGCAACCGTTCCTTTTTCTTTTACGGCATCACAATCAAGCAATACAGTAACTGCGGTTTGGACACCTACCATTGATACTAAATCAGAGTTTGATGTATACGTAAAGTGGGATTCTGGAAATTGGGAATACGCTACAACAGTTTATTCAACAATGTTTGCTACTATAATTAAAGATGGTGCAACCAGTGTAAAGGTCGCAGTTCAGGTTCCAACATTTCCAAAGCAAAGGTTTGCCCACGCAACATTATTTGAGTCTTTAGGGACAGCCGTTAGTGGTATAATTGTATAACCATGGCAAAACTACCACTACCAGAACGAGGACAGCCTTTAGATGTTTCTTACATCTATCAATTAGCGACTGCAATTAATGATCTTTCTTCTCAAATATCACCAGCAGTCTATAAGTACGTTACAGTGGATACACCAGGAATTGGAAAGCAAAGCATAAAGGCTTCAGAAGCAAGAATTATTGGTGGATATATTAACGTTGTTAATAGTTCTACAAGAAGCGCTGGAACAGAAGTTTCATTCTCGTACGACTTTCCAACAGATTTTAAGTATGCCCCTATTGCTACTGCAACACCAATCAATGTTGGTGGAACTGATGCTGGTAAAAATGTTTCAGTTGTTTTAAAAACTGTTACTACTTCAAAGGTTGAGGGTATTGTAAGATTTGGTACCACTGGAGATATGTCAGTGGATGTGAATTTGATTATTGTTGGAATACCAAATTAAGAATGATAAAATGCTACAAATGCAGTAGAAGAATGTTTATTGATAGACAGTACAGCAAGGTAGACCATCTTGAAGTATATTGCATGTACTGTGGATCTAGAAGATTTTTAAATCCACCATCAGCATCACGGGAGGGCCAGTGGCTACTAGAAAAGGAAAAATTGAGAGCGAAGGCTACAATCAGTCCTCTGTAATACCTGGAAACAAAAAGGTGTGGTTTTTAAATGGTGACCTTGTTAGAGTCCATCATCTAAATAGATCAAATGGAATAATGTCTGTTTATAATATTACAAAAGATCAAATTGAAAGTTGTTTAATTAGTGATTTTAAAAAGAGCCGAGAGCGAGCATACACTGTTGGCCAGACTGCTGATTTAGTTAATCGTCATAAAAAATATATGCCATCACTAATGAAACGAGGAGTCATTCCATTTCCAATGGGATCTCAAAAAGGTGGAGCAAGAGGTTTTCGTGTAAGATCTTATTACTCAGAATCACAAGTAAGAGAGATACGTGATATACTTGCTACATACCATATTGGTAGACCAAGAAAAGACAAATTAATAACAAATGATATTACTCCCTCTAATCAAGAGTTGACAAGGCGTATGGGGGACGGTATACTTACATATACGAAGACAGAAGATGGAAGATTTATTCCGATTTGGAATGAGTCTATTTAACGAAGGGTATGAAATGGAAAACGAAGAGACAAAGGTATCTGTAACATTAGGATACACATTAAACCTTGGTAACTTTCAATCTCTAAGACTTGATCTTGGAATTATTGACAGCAAGCGTGACGGAGAAAATACAAACGATGCTTTTGAGCGTGTGTATAAGTTTGTTGAAGACAAACTAACTGAAAAGATTAACGAAGCCAAGTCTGAAATTAACGAGTAATGGCCGAACGCAAAGACCGAATGGCTTTGCTTTCAAGATACAGCAAGTATCATACCGCAAGGTACGAATCAAAGCCATCTCTTAACCTAAATGTAGAACAATGGGCTTCCGATGCCCTAGTTGAATCATATGGCATTTCAGGCTGCTACGATATGCTTGAATATTACTTTAAAGTTTCAGAGAATCCATCCTGGAACTACTTTGCATACAACGCAGAAAAAATATTACAGGCACAAAAAGATAAAAAGCGAGACGATGAAGAGAGAGCAGAGCGTAGAAGAATGGCTAAGGAGTGGCTAAGTGAATAATACAGAAGCAAAACTAATTACTGCTGTTCTTGAAGATAAGCAGGTTCACGTATTGCTTCAGGCAAACATTGACAACCTTCTTAGAACACACAATGATGTATGGAATTTTATTAGAAATTATTTTGAACATAATAAGTCTGTCCCACCAGTATCATTGGTTGTAGAAAAGTTTAGAGATTTTGATCCAATTCCTGGCGTTGGTGCAACAAAGCATCACCTAGAAGAATTACAAACAGAGTATCTTAATGATAGCCTAAAAGATATTCTTCGTTCTGCTGCTGGGGATGTACAGCAAGGAGAAGGTAACAAGGCTTTAGATAATCTAATTACTCAGACTTCAGAATTAAAAAAGAATACATCTGCCATTCGTGATATTGATGTAACAGACCTTGAGTCAGCAGTTGCATACTTTGAAAATCTAAAAGTTCAGCAGGCAGCAGGGCATGTTGGAATTAAAACCAACCTTCCAGGATTTGATAACTATCTACCTTCTGGAATTATGCCAGGTCAACTAGGGGTGTTTTTAGCATACCCTGGTATAGGAAAGTCCTGGATGGCTCTATACTTCGCTGTACAGGCCTGGAAACAGGGTAAAACACCCCTTGTGATCTCTCTTGAGATGTCAGAAACAGAAGTTCGTAATCGTGTATTTACAATTATGGGAGAAGGACTTTGGTCACACAGGAAGTTGAGTAACGGTGAGGTTGAAATGGAAACCTTAAAAATGTGGCATGCAAAGCATCTTCAGGGTAAGCCAGAGTTTCACATTATTTCAAATGATCAAGGTGGAGAGATTAACCCTTCTGTTCTTCGTGGAAAGATTGATCAGTACAAGCCAGACTTTGTAATTGTTGACTACCTTCAGTTGATGGCTCCTAATCAGAAATCAGATAACGAAACGGTACGAATGAAGAACCTTTCACGAGAACTTAAACTAATGGCTATTGGAGAAGAGGTTCCTATTATTGCTATTTCATCTGCTACACCAGATGATGTTAATGATCTTAGTTCTGTTCCTACTTTAGGACAAACTGCCTGGTCTAGACAGATTGCATATGACGCAGACTGGGTTATTGCCCTTGGGCGTGGTACTAATAGTGATATTATTGAATGCGCTTTTAGAAAGAACCGTAATGGATTTATGGGGGACTTCTTAGTTCAGGTTGATTTCGATAAGGGATACTATAGATACAAAGACTATGAAAATAAAGATAACTAGTTATAATATGTATTATGGCAAATTATCACCACAAACCGATCAAGAAGTTTTATCTGGATGGAGTAATCCACGATGAATCTGCCATAGGTAGACTTAGACTAGAGTATGTTAGACTTCTAGTCTCTGAGATGAAATTGTCAGGATATGTTCCAAGGCTTGACATTGAACCAGATTTTACTATAGACTATAATGAGAAGAAGAGAAGTTTTCAGTTTGCACTAACAGTGCATGCTATATACGTAGGGAGAAAGCAAAGCGAATGGATAGCAGGGATAGACGGAAACAAACCAATATATACACAAAAGAACAGATCCAGAGAGTTCTTGCAGGAGCAGGTATAAGCGTTGAGTCAGAGGTAGACTCCGACTATATTATTTTTTGTCCTTTTCATTCAAACACAAGAACACCAGCAGGAGAAGTAGACAAGTCAAGTGGAAAGTTTTTTTGTTTTTCCTGTCAACATATTACCGACCTTGTTGAATTAATAATGCATACTAGTGGTAGAACATATTTTGAGTCGATCAGGTTTATAAAAAGTAAAGAGCAAGAAGGAAACCTAGAACAAGACATCAATAAACAATTATATAAAAAGCCAGACTTTGTTCCTTTTGATGAGTTAATATTAAAACGTTTATACAATAATTTACTTTCATCAGAAAGAGCAAAAGATTATTTTAAATATAGAAAACTTGAGATGGCATCTTGGTCAAAGTTTTCTTTAGGGTATTCAGAAAAACAAGACATGGTTACTGTCCCAGTGCATAGTCCAGACGGAATGCCAGTAGGGTTTGTTGGAAGATCGATTGAAGGAAAAGAATTTAAGAATACTCCAGGACTTCCAAAAGCAAAAACCTTGTTTAATTTGCATAGAGTAAAGACAGCAGACAGGGTCTATGTTGTTGAATCATCTTTTGATGCAATAAGACTTGATCAAATTGGATTTCCAGCAATAGCAACACTTGGAGCAAATGTCTCCAACATACAAATAGAATTGCTTCAAAAGTATTTCAATAACATTATTGTTATTGCTGATAATGATGAGGCAGGAGGAAATATGAAGACTAAGATAATTGAAAAACTTGGTTCTCGTGTATCCGTTATTAAACTAGATAAACAATATAAAGATATAGGCGATATGGCTGATGAAGACATAAAAAGTTTAGACTTCCAGTTTGACAAATCCATACAGTCTATGCTAAACTAATATAAACAACACAAAGGAGAAATATATGAGCGTAATTAAGGGATTAAAAGATATCAACGCCCTGCTCGAAAAACCAAAGTATGAAGGAACAGGACAAAAGGTTCGTTGGGTAAAACTATCTGATGGACAATCAGGAAAGATTCGCTTTGTAGAAGAGTTAGATTCTGACTCAGCAAACTATGCAGAGGCTCGTGGTCTTTCTGTAGTGGTCTCAGAGCACACAAATCCAAAAGATTATAAGCGCAAGGCTGCATGCACAATTGATTCAGAAGGTCGTTGCTTCGGTTGTGAAATGGCCCGTAAAGAACCAAAGTCGGGATGGAGAGCACGTCTACGTTTTTACTGCAACGTATTAATGAATGACGGTCTTGAAGATCCATATATTGCTGTTTGGTCACAGGGAATATCTAAGCAATCAGCATTCAACAACATTCGTGAATATGCACTTGATACAGGTAGCATTTCAAATCTTGAATGGAAGTTAAAGCGTAATGGCCAGGGAACTGAAACCAACTACACACTTCTACCAAGCAAGCCAGATTCAGAGCCATTCAATTGGGAAGGTCTTGAATTCTTCAACCTAGAAAAGGTTGTTCGTGAGGTTCCATATCCAGAGCAAGAAGCATTTTACTTTGGATTTGATACACCTTCTGTTACCAGCACCAACATCGACTGGTAATAGATGTCTTACGTAGGCTTACACGTACATACCCATTACTCGTTATTTGACGGGATTGCTACTCCAGAAGAATACATTGACCGTGCAGTTGAGTTAGGGATGCCAGCATTGGCCATCACTGACCACGGTACTTTATCTGGGCATAGGGAACTGCACCGTATTGCAAAAGCAAAGGGTATTAAGCCTATACTTGGCGTAGAAGGCTATATGTGT